CGACGAATAAGGTAGAAATGCTGAGCCTGTCCCCTGCGATTATAGATTCAGTTACGGATGAAAGTCCGTGATATAATAGGATATCCTATTAGAACAAATCTATATTCGACCATGCCATTTTCACCGTGAGGTAGCGGATGGCAATCCTATCAACATTATCCCCAGCAAGACGCGCTAGAAGGCGCGCATATCCATCGGCTTTTATTTGCTTTTGAATATCTGGGACGAGCCGATAAGGGACTTTGGCAAATCTTGCCAGTGTCCTTTCGAACTCGTCACAGCTTGATTGGGACCACTCACTTGTGCGTTGAAAGACACAAGGGAGTCTACACTCGGAACGTTGATACGCTCGGTTCCATCGAGTGGGAACTCCACTATCCAGTGAAGTATACCACCCGAGAGCAGCCGGATACGTGTCAAAGGGAATTCTTTCTCGTGAAGATCGTTCCAGACGGTGAGAAAAGACGAAATGTCCATACTCACCACTGGTCCGTTCACCAACCAGACCGAATTCCCATCGTAATCCTTCGCTAATTGAGCTCCTGCTGTGTGAACCATACGGTCCGCCAGCGAGGAGTTCAGTGACGCGAGGGATTTTCGAAATTCCAATTGTTGCGACTGGAGAGATTGCTCTCGCCCAGTCCAAACAAAGTGCAGCTGAACTCGTAAGACCCCCAAGGAAGAATTTTCTTTGGAGGTCGAGAAGTCCAGGGTAGTCGCTGATTTTCTTCGTTGCATCATATTGGTATCCTTTGTTACGTGTTATAGTAATATCGGTATCAAACATCCACTCGGAACCACATGATTCCCTGAAGGGAGTGCGGTAGCAAGTCTTAGACTCGTTAACTTCACAACCGACAGATATTAATGTACCTCTGAGTGTATCGAAGGCGTAATCGGGAACGATAATATCATCCCCGAATACGGCGATCGATGATGCAATCTCTGTCTCGCTCCAGTCGCTTATATGTCTTTTGGACACATAGGTTCTCTGGAATGAAGTGACAAAGGTGCACGAGGCCATTGTAATGGCCCAAAACACCAATGTCTCTATGGGAAAGCAAACTGCGGATCCCATAGGTGCAAACGCTACTATCTTCTCACTGAGCTCGTTGTGTTTTATCACATCGGACCTAGTGCAAAATAGTTGACTACGTAGCCTGGGAACCTCTTTCAAAAGGTACCAGACCAACGTAGCAGACAGATTGTCAGACGCATTGGACAGATCCAATGTGACTAAACCATCTTTCCATGCATTCCTGCACATCTGTTGGTTGAAGGTTTGATCCCTCAACTTAATTGATTTGCTTAGAAGAGCATGGTTGTCAACGTAATGCATAATTTTCTTCATCTGTCCTTGTTGAAGATACTGATTAACAGTAGGTTCAGCAGAGATCAAGCGAGGACCTTTGAAATCTTTCGGAACAAGACAACACCTAGTCTCGGTTTTATCCAAGAATATAGGCGCGTCGAGTTCTGAACGGCTTCTTTGGTTTAGAGATCCGTATTCTTCATGGGTGTACCAACGCATAGCCTTTTTGGGCCATGTCTTGAACCTCCATCGTTCGAATTTATTTAGACGGTCTGCCACACCCCCAGGTCCATGACCTGGTTGTATGTCAGTTAAATCTAAATTCTTAAGAACTCTTCCTAAGAGCCTAGAGGCCCTTATGAGGACAGGATTTTCGGTCGGTATGCGTATGCTGCGAAGCCTGCGCTGCCGAAAACAAAACTCCTGAAATGACAATACCTCTTGCTCAGCAGTAACCTCCGTAAGGAGTTTACTGTCAAGTAGTAGGAGCTGTCTAAGAAAGAATACAGATTGAAGATTAGGCTTTGATAGGAGAATACCATCCAGAGTAAATATCTCTCGGAAAACCGAGTGACAAAACACCGGAAGGCATGTGTCCCTTTTGCAGCGAATGTGGGCGATGTTTTTGAACACACCGCTTACTAAACCGATGTCCAAGGCTTTCCCCAATAGGGGGAGAGTGACTTGACAAAAGCTAGTACCTTCAGATCGTGTTCTTTCAAAAACGGTCTGATTGTCTTTCTCTGTAAAAGGTACCCCGCATCGCATGCCATCAGCGATGATGGTGTTGCGGAGTGCGACTAAGCGCTCAAGGAGCGTATTAAGGTCTCCCATAGTTTGGGTTCCCTCCTCGTCTCTTTTGGCCCTTATCGTATTATCCAACATCACCGTTACTTCGGGTTTACAAACCGAACGGCACTTAAACTTCAATCTAGCCCTTCTAGGCGGGATTAAAGACATCGACGTGATTGTCGCCATCAGGCAACGATCCGGCGATTAGTGCAGCAAGATTTGCAGCCGAAAGCAACGACTTAATGAACGCGACTTGGTCATAAAAGGCCGTGGCGAGTCCACTTTCAGTGCTTCGGGGATATACCAATGTCAAGGTTGCACCACAAGTAATTGTATTACCTGAGGTGTCCTCGACAAAGCTCTTTTGAGCTTTAAGGATATATCTATCCGTACCTTTAGCTCCTGTCGGTCGAAGAAAAGCTTGCATCGTAATCTGCTCGGGCTCAACCATGCCCGCAGCCGGATTGACGTAAGTCTTCTGAAAACCGACGGTATTCTGAAGGGTGAAGGTGATGTCGGAAGTTCCATTGGAACGAGTTACGATAAGAGACATTCGAGAACTCCAGTTCTGTGTTCTTCTTGTTATTAGTAAGAACACGGTATTAAGCACAAAGGTGTGCAAGCCGATCTCAACATCCCTCAAAGGATCTTCTGGAAAAGAAGTTCACCGAGAGTGAATGCGTGGAAGAGGCCAAGTGCTGAGAAATCAACAACACCTGACGTGTCTGGAATAGTTAGGTACCTGGTGTATTCGGTTTGCCTACAAGAGGCAAACACGAACGGATCTCCAGGGGTTACAAGATAGCGCGCAAGCGACGATTCCCACCCAGGCGTTTTAAATGCCGAGGTGATAATTTGGTGCTTGAGGCTAGCGGATAACCCAGAGAGTCCAACGAAAGGCCCTTCGCCCAGACGGAAACGAGTCAAATCGTTTATCCGTTCCTGCGCGTTGGTAAACCAATCGACGACGAAGGAAAATGGAATAAGTTCCCATGCGGTACCAATGATCTTGTTAAGACCAAAGTACTCAGCATAGGCCCTATACCTATTACCTTCGTTAAGATCCTCACGAACTCTGCCCATAGCGGATATACAGCCAATGGTCTCCTTTGAGACCATTTGCGTATAAATCTGCGAAGCAAAGGGGTCGTAAGAATCTGCATCAGGTAAGTCGTACTTGCGTACGGCCCTAACTCTAATGGGAACGTATTGCCCTTTATGCTGGTCTAGATAACGAAGCCGGTCGTTCACTTTACAGTGAGCGTCCAACGTCGAGATTAGATCCGCAATAGCGGGCCGCACACCAAACTCTGTAGAGAGATGTGCACCTATGAGTCCCCGGACGATTGGTGGGTTTTTGCTATTAATAAGTTTCTCAGAGTATATTAGTCTATCGCGAATAGGCTTACGAATAAGCTTACCGTAATGCGCCGATATTTCTCCAAGATTCTTTTTGTGAAGTCTGTCCCTAAACACATTTTTGATAAAATGTGTAATCGTTTTTCTCGGCTGGATAACCAAGCGGATGGCATCCAAATAAATGGAGCCTTCAGCGAAAGCTTCCCCAGCAAAGAACGACGAGGACATGAGGCTATCACTAGCCTCGTTAAACTTCGCAGATAGCGCGAACCAATCCGGACTACCAAAATCGTTTGGATTTAGATCGGCAACACCGTCAAAAACTGACGTAATGATGCTCGGTCCATGGATCCTAGCGACCAAGGCAGCCGGGGTCGCCTCGCCCTCAATAGTATGTATGAGATCACAGGGTTCTCCCGAAGAATTATCCGTATATCCATACGAAAAACTATCGCTATTATTAGCGAAAATTTCTCGTTTGATATGATGACAAGGCTTAGCTGCTTTAACACAGTTGGCCCCACCAATGTCTATGTGGCTTGAAACCTCATAGGCACGTTTATTCTTCAGACGTTTTCCGTTAGGAAAAGTCGGATGAACTGTTGTTCGCCCGCAGTCCTCAATTAAGCCGATGTTAGTATTGAGATCGATCTCCACGTGCTTCTTCGAGGTAATTGTACTACTAAAAGCGGTACAAAAACCAGGAGAGCCAGCACGGGAGGTCTGATTAAACTCAGTCCAACTAACGGCAGTTGGGACGACACGGGTATATTCTCGTACTCTATTGTACATGTGAGTTACCTTTTCCAGAACTGTTTTATACGCATGCTCGCCCAATGAAGGGCGGGAGCGGTGAGGGAACTAATGAAATAACGTACAACGAGAAGAAATATTATCCTCATCATAAGTTAACCTCATCTACGGGTATTTGCTCGTAGAGTTGGTCAACTGTCCGAGGAGGAATAGTATTTAACTTCACGCCGCGCAATCCAACGGAGGCACCGGTTTTATCCAGGACTCCAGTAGATGCGGTAGCGGTAAAGGCAGTTGGATTTGTGGTGTTTACTTGATGAGCATAAAATGCAAATCGTTGAACTCTCCACACGACCATAGTAAGTTTCTTGATGCCTGATTCAAGGGCATCAATACGCTTAGCAAGGTCAACCAGCTGTTTCCGTAACGCTATTACCTCTTTCATTAGTAACTCCCATCTCATGTTATAAAACGAAGGACGGAAGGCCCTTACTAGG